TCTACTCTTAATTTTTTACCAGACAAAAATATTACTGATCCTAATAAAATTAACGAAAATATATTTAATACATTTGTATTAAGTCCCGGTGCGGTCACTAGAACACCAGAAATTATTAGTAGAGTTGTTAAAAATAGTGGTATGAGTGAATCTGAAGTAAAAAAACAATTAGGTAATTCTGTTGTTAAACACATAATAGAGACAACCTACGGTAAACCAAAAGAGGGAGCAGATGTTGGTCAAATTACATATGACTTTGACGTAAATAGGTTTTCAGCCATAGTAAATATGAATGAGGGTGCTTTACAAGCTGTTTTAGGTGATAAATTTAACCCACTAAAAGCAGTAGCAGAACATCTTAGAACTACAAACAGAAACTCAAAAGACTATTTACGTGAAGGAGGAGTCAACATTACTACTCCCGGTGGTTTATCTCTTGAGTCTCTTGTATCTAGGGCTTATTCAATATCAAGGGGTGTTGTCAGTCCACGTTACGTTGCTACGGAAATAGCTTTACTAAAAATGAGAAAAACAAATGTAAGCATGATGAAAGAAATATTAGATGACCCTAAACTAGTAGATGACATAATAGAATTAATAGAAACTAATGATATAGAACTATTAGAAAGAATTACCCCAAGGCTTTTACCTTTATTAGCTATCAGTCTTGCAGAGGCCGGAGCTATTAAAAAACAAGAAAAAGTTGAAAAGCAAGTAAAAGAACTTGAGCTAGAAAAATTTGGAATTAAAAAGGAGAAAGAATAATGGAACTAGTAATATTAGTCGTGTGTGTGTTTGCAGTAATAGGAGGGTTTTCAGTGGTTGCTGCTATTACCCCAAATGAATCAGACAATAAACAGTTACAGAAGTTATTAGACACAATAAATGTATTAGGAGCAAATGTTTACAATGCTGCTAATCAGGTAAAGGAAAAAATTGAAAACACACTTAATACCAAATGAACCTGTGATGATACGCATCACATATCATATGCCAGACTACCCACATATTTTACAAGAATTTGTGTGGCAGTTTTTTGATCTTGCACCTTCTTATCCAAGAATGAATAACTTTGTTAACTTTTGGAGAAAAAATATTGAAGGTCCTATACATACGATAGAGTTTGATTGTGGAACAAAAGAAACTACAACAAGACAGTAAATACAACCCACTAGATTTAGATAATGATGGGTGTGTGTCTGACAGAGAATTAGAAATAGCTAATGCTGTAGAACAGCATGAAAAAATGGATGCACAAAGAAGAATGGCATGGACTGCTATGGTTTCTATGATAGTATTCACTATATTAGTATTTATGCCTATCTTTCCTGACGCTAGAATAAAAGCTCTTGGCGATCTTTTTTCTTTATTCTACATTGGAATGGCAGGTTGTGTGTCTGCATACTTTGGTGCGACTGCCTTTATGAGTAAAAAGAAATGATACAGCTTTATGCAGGATTAGCCATAGTTTCTTTAGTAGGTGGAGTTTGTTATGGTGGTTATCAGTATTACGTAACTACACAAAATCAAATTAGAACTCTTACTGAAAATGCAGTAAAACTTGAAATGGCTAAGAAACAACAGGACAACACCATTAAAGTTCTTCAAGAAGATCAAGAAAGATTTGAAAGATTAAACAAGAATCTTACTGCAAAATTAATTGAAGCTACTAAATACAAAGACACTTTAATTACTAAGCTACGTAAACATGACCTTACTGCTCTTAGTATGAAAAAGCCTATGCTTATAGAAAAGAGAATAAACAATGCTGTCAAAAAACTATTTAAAAACTTTGAAGATTTTAACAGGACTGAGCCTAGCAAGTCTGCTGATAGGGTGCAGCAGTCTACAGGAGATAATACCAGTAGAAGTAAAAACAGTAGAAGTAAAAAGAAAGATACCTCTACAAGGTAAACCAAAACCTATGCAGATGAATAATCTGCACTTTTATGTGGTTACACCAGACAATATTGATAAATTTAAAAAAGTATTTGAAAAAGAAAATGGTAATTCAGTATTTTATGCGATTAGCGTAAGGGACTATGAAAACCTGTCTTTAAATATGTCAGAACTGGATCGTTATTTAAAACAACAAAATGAAATAATAGTTTACTATGAGAAAGCAATTACGAAATGACACTTATGTTTGCTTTATATTGGACTATAGCAGGGGTAACTACAGAACGCCCTGCTTTGTTTGAAGATTTAAATAGGTGCCTATACTTTGCAAAAAAAATAGACGAAACTGAAGGGGTTAGTAGAGGGCAAAAGATTTTTATTAAGGCTCACTGTGAACCAAAATGGATAAATACTAAATAAACTTTTCTACATTTTTAATAAAATTATTTTGATAGTCTCTTAGGTACTCTACTAATGAGACTATTTTTTTTGTCTCCTCAAAGTTACAATTCCAATCATTAAAAGCTTTCTCTACTAATTTTGAATCAGGAGGTTTAGATGATTCAAGAACTATCTCTCCCTCTGTATTTAAAAGAACCTCTAGTTTAAATAGAGTTGCTTGTGGATTACTCATCTAGCCCTACCTTGACCACGATAAACTTTAAAACTTCTTTTCTTGTGTTTATTTTTAGGTCTTGTGTTTATTGACGAACCTATACTAGTTCTCGCGTGACTTTGTGCTGTAGTTCTATCCATTTTTTGTATTTTTTTAGCCATCGCTAATATCCTTAATTCTTAGAGTATACGTATTTAGTTTAAATACAAAATTACCTGACTCAGCCATAGAACCTGAACGGTTAAATTTAGCTTTTGCTAAAAAGTTTTCTTTTGATATCTTTCCAAGATACCACCCCTTTGACATATTGGATAGCACTCTTACAAAAGCAAAATAATTACAATTCTGTTTTACACTGTGTTGGTTTAGGTTACACTCGTAGTAATCTCTAGGCACAGAATTTACCGCTTGCGTTTTTACATCTATAGTAGAACCATCATCTAAGACTAAATCATAATCATACGTGTTCTTTTGGTCTGCCCTTAGAATATCCCTTACCGCTATTTCTCCTACAAAGCCTGACACATTGCCTTTACCTCGTAGTAGTGATCCTCGTAAAGCTCCCATCTTAGATGCCATCTCACAGGCTTCTGATAGCATTTCAGAACTAATGTTAAATGCTTGCATATTATTTCTTACCTTCAAGTAGTTTAAAATCTAACTCTGAAACTATTGAACTAGCTGTATTAGTAAACAACCCCGGTATTATTGCGTGTATAATAAAAAATATCGTGGCAAAAAATAGATAGGGTAAACAACTAAGAACAAATTTAAAGTGCTGCCAGTATGTCATGTTGACATCTTGTAAGTGTTTTTTACTATTATCAAACATTATTTTCCCAACCCTCTTTAGAAGAATAAAACATAGCAAAGCTATCACATTTTGGACAACTAAAATTTGTTGAGACTACATACGTTTCATAGTCTTCTTCTTCAGCATCGTGATTACCACCACAAATCATCTTAGTATTACAGTGTAAACATTTCATTTAATTAGCCCAAACATCAGACCAGTCTCCTTGCAATGCACCTTTAGCATAATCCGTAGCTCTGTTCTCAAAGAAGTTTGTATGAGTAGGAGCGTTGATCATAGTCTCAACCCAAGGTATAGGGTTGGTCTTTGATTTGTATATGCCTTTCATGCCCATAGCTATTAGCCTACGATCAGCTATATACCTAATGTAATTTTTAATCTCATCAGAAGTGAGTCCTTCGATAGTACCCATCTTGAACGCCAAATCAACAAATTTGTCCTCAAGATCAACCATCTTACTAGCAATCTTGTATATATCTGATTTTGTTTTATCATTCCAAATCTCTCTATTTTCTTCAACATAAGTTCTAAATAATTTAATCATACCTTCTGCGTGTTGTGTTTCATCCACGATAGACCATGTAACTATTTGTCCCATGCCTTTCATCTTACCATGTCTAGGAAAGTTTAACAACATAATAAAAGATGAGAATAGTGCTAACCCTTCTGTAAAAGCAGAGATAGCTGCAATCTGTAATGGTATAGGCATATCTTTCTTCGATACATATTCTTTGAAGAAATCATGTTTATCTCTCATGGCTTCATATTCATTGAACTCATTGTATGTGCTCTCTGGCATACCAAGCGATTCAATCAAGTGTGAGTATGCTGCTACATGAAGTGCTTCTCTAGCACAAAAGCCAGTTAGCATCATTCTTACTTCCGGCTGCGGAAAGTATGGTAGATAATTTTCCACGTATCCACCAGACACATCTATGTCTGATTGCGTAAAGAAACGAAATATATTAGTGAGAAAATACTTTTCTTCTACTGATAAGCTTTCTTTCCAATCTTTTACATCTTCTATCATTGGCACTTCAGTGTGAAGCCAATGTGATTGTTCATGTTTTAACCATGCATCGTAAGCCCAAGGATAGTGAAAAGGCTTAAAGTAATCTCTTTCATCTTGTAATTTTAAAGTGCTCATGTTTCTATCTCTTCTACAGATTTTGGCATACAAAGAATTTCTGCTACTTGAGAGCCTTGTGTATCTTCGTATGATCTTTTTGCAAACGCTATTAGTTCATCTATGTTTTTTGTAACATAAGAAAAACATTTAGATTGAGAATCAAAGTCAACAACTTTACCTTGATAATGAGTTACATTTAAAACATTTCCACGTTCGTAATCTGCCATGTTGGGAAAGAACATTATTATTGTTATAACATATTTAGTTAGCATTATTTACTTATCCTTTTTGAATATTGTTTTCTCCACAAAAAAGAAGATATATTTGAAGTTATACTGGATAGTTTATTTATAAAACAACTATTCCAAAACCAATGTTTTATCATTTTAGCTGTTCCTCCATGCTTTGTAAATTTTTTATTCGCCATTTCAAAGTTGAAATGGTAGTGTATATACTACCTTGTCCACTTATTTTAGGATCAAGTAAGTTTTCTAATTCTTCTATCTCTCTTTTTAAATAATCTATGTGATTAAGTTTAGCCGTGTTCATTTTATTATACCTTTACTCATCTTTAGTTTTTCTTTCTAACATATAATAACATTCATAGCAAAGTTTTAATCCTTTCCTATACCATGTAAATTCATACTGATCTCCTGTTACCCAACCTAGTTTACATATGTAGCATACATTTTTAAATTCTAAACTATCCTTCACAGGCCAAGCACTCTTCACCAGAAACAATTGCTTCCATATCTAGTTCTTCTATAATCTGTCTTTCAATCTTACGACTAACTTTATCAGCTTTGCTAATCTTTTCTGAACGACAGTAATACATGGTCTTTAGTCCTTTTTTCCACGCCATATAGTGTATAGCGTGTAGGTATTTAATATCTACGTCTGGCCTAAAGAATACGTTAAGAGATTGAGCTTGATCTATGTACTGTTGCCTATCTGCTGCGTGTTCTATAACCCATCTTTGATCTATTTCCATAGCAGTTTTAAATACTTCTTTTTCTTCTGCATCAAGACATCTTAAATGTTGAACAGAACCGTCATTTGCAATGATGCTAGACCATATCCTTTCATAGTTTAGTTTAGTATCTTTGTTACATTTTTCTTGTATAATTTTATCAAGAAACTTATTTTTATTTAGAAAAGACCCACTAAGAGTATCTTGTCTATATGCGTTAGCTCTCCAAGGCTCTATTGATGGAGAGGTATTACCCATTATGATAGAGCTAGACGCATTGGGTGCAATAGCCATGACGTGACTACATCTTAGTCCTGTGCCTACAGCATCAGGAGCTTCACCTCTAAGCAAAGCTAACGCTCTGTTTGAAGAATCTAAACCATCTCTAATATGTTTGAACATTCTAATATTATGAGACTTTGCTAAAGCGCAATCAAA